AGCCTGCAAATAAAAAGTCAAGGCTAAAATGAAAGAACTTTGAAAATTTTATACAGGTTGAAAATTAGACATCAAAACAAGACCACCACACCAGTGCTGGTCTGAAAGGTATAGTAGATAATTAAGATTCTGGAAGAGATGCAAGATATTCTTTCACTCGTCCATAGTAGATGCGTAGAAACTTGTTAGCACCGGCAGTCATATAGACATAATACGGTTTCTTTTGAGCCCGTTTTTTGTCTAAGAACTGATACACAGGATCATCTTGTGGATGTGTTTTGATTAAGACATCCATTACCTGAAATAGTGTTTTCCTGAGGTCAGAAGAACCTCGTTTTGAAGTTGGAACACTTTTCTGTTCATAAGAGCCGGATTCGTTAACACCAGGGTCTACACCGGCAAAAGCAGTAATGGCACCCTTGTGAGTGAAACGGGAAACATCACCAATCTCAGCCATCAGTTGAGGACCGAGTGACGTTCCAACCCCTTTCATTGCCATAACAACGGGATACTCCGGAAGCTTGGATGCAGTTTCGTTCATGAGAGTGCGTAGCGACTCAACAGTAATAGAAGCACTGTTAAGTTGGTCAACTGCCTGCTTGATAATAAGCTTTGTAATGTCATCCTTAGGAAGTACAGGAACAAGCTCCTTTGCTTTTCCATAGATTTCTTCAGCTTTTGACTTGCTGAAGTTGTACTTCTTGCGTTTGCACCAGTTTTCATAGTGATCAATAAAAGCGTTTATGGACATTTTACGGACACAGTCTACATGCCAGTATGTAGATGCAAAATCGACCCATTTCTGGCTGCCGTCACTACGTGCAGGACTGTCAAAATAAGTATTAACACCAGGATAGGTTTGGTCAAGGATGCCGATAAGGTTATTCTTCATAGCCGTCTTGTGCTTCATGTAAAAGCCAAACTGACGGTTCATGGTTTTGAGTTGATTGCGTAATTCATCCATAACGCTATACTGTTTCAGATTTTGCCACTTGTCAAGTGCATATCGGGCAATTTTAACAGAGTCAGCTTTATCTGTTTTGACTTTACGAAGGGAATCGTTATCAAAATCCTTGATAAGCTTTGGGTTAATGGCACTAACGAAAAGATTTGCTTCGGAAAGTTGATGGGCAAGGACTTCGTAATAGCGTCCGGTATGCTCCATTACAATTCGGGACTCACCTTCGATAGACTTGATAAGTTTTACAAGCGAATTGATGTCACTGGATGTGTGTTTAATTTCAAAGGGTGTGGAAACAATTTCGCCAAAAGGCCGCATAATAGCAACCATACTTTTACCTTTTGAAACATCGATACCTACTGCGTTCATAAATTTGTCACTCCTTAAGATTATTGCAATGGATAAGTACCAGTTTTACTCATTGCCTATTCAATCTACTGTGGTGTGACACGAATGCACCTGAGGTGATTCAACCTGCATAAAACGAACGCTGCGAATGAGGAGCTGGTTATCAGTCTGTGTTACGGACGCGAAGTCCAAGAAAGGAGAAGATATCCAATTGCTACCTACATTCTAACAGCTTAAGCAACAAGATGGATAATTCCTTACTGGCTGTAAGGGATATTAACCATAAATATATTGTAGTAGGAAGGAGGTAAAAACCAATGGCAGAAACTCATAAAGGCTTCGGTCTGCTTTTTGAAATGGGATGTGGAAAGACGCTAACAGCAATCATGATAGCAGGCACGGCTTACCAGATGGGTAAGGTGGAAAAGGTACTGGTGGTAGCACCAACCTCCGTCTGCTCCGTATGGCCCAAGGACTTCGCAGAATTTGCAGACTTCAAGGCGAACATCAAGGTACTGCTCGGAGACAAGAACCGCAGGCTGAAGCTGTTAAACGATCTCGACAACTTCCCATTCAAGGCATTAAAGGTAGCCGTTATCAATTACGAATCCACATGGAGAGAAGGCATCTTTGACGCACTGTATGAATGGAACGCAGACATGATCATCTGCGATGAGAGCCAGAGAATCAAGAGCCACGATGCAGAGCAGTCCAAGGCAATGCACAAACTGGGCGACCAGGCAAAGTACAAACTTATCCTGTCCGGAACTCCGGTACAGAATAATGCAATCGACCTGTATAGCCAGTACCGCTTCCTTGACCCGACAATCTTCGGAACGAACTTCTATCAGTTCCGAAACAGATATGCCATCATGGGCGGATTTAACAGACACCAGATCGTGGGATACAAAGACCTCGATCAGTTAATCCAGAAAGAGCACTCCATCGCATACCGAGTGACCAAGGACGAAGCACTCGACCTGCCGGAACAGACATTCCTACAGAGATACATAACGATGTCGGCAAAGGAAAAGAACATCTACGACCGCATCAAGCGTGAGAGTTTCGCAGAACTGGAAAGCGGTGGGCAGATCAGCGCAACGACCGTGCTGACAAAGCTGCTTCGCCTTCAGCAATTCACTGGCGGATTTTTAGTGGCAGACGGCGAGGAAAAGCCAGAACTGGTCAGCAAGGGCAAACTGAACGCACTGGAAGAAATCGTGGACGATTATGTGGTGGACGCAGGAAAGAAACTGGTAATCTTCGCACGTTTCAGACCGGAGATAGACATCATCGGGCAGATGCTGAAAAAGAAGAAACTCCGCTACGGAGAAATCTATGGAGATGTGAAGCTGGAGGACAGGGGCGACATCGTCAAGGACTTCCAGACGAACCCGGAAACGATGGTATTCCTTGCACAGATCGATACCGCAGGACTGGGAATCACACTCACGGCCGCAGACACCTGTGTGTATTATTCGGTCAACTTCAACTATGCAGCATATAGTCAGAGCCTTGCCAGAATCCACCGTATCGGGCAGAAGAATGCCTGCACTTATATCCACCTCATCACAGAGGGAACGATAGACGAAGTGGTGCTGAAAGCACTGGCGAAGAAAGAGGATCTGGCAAAAACAGTCGTGGATACATGGAGGGATTATTTCTAATGGATTACGAAAAGAATGCCATAGAAATCCTGAGAATGATCGGAAGCAATAACGGTTTTACAGTGGCGGATAGTGGTGGAAAAGATAGTAGCGTTCTGACACATATTGCCATGAAAGCATTTGAAAAGATGTTGATAGCCAGGGAACAGGCAGGGCTCGAAAACAAGTGCGGATGGACTGACGCAGAGTCTGTGTTCAGATGGTGGATGGAAGATAAGACAGATCCGAATCAGATGACAATAGATGACTGGCTTCACGAAATCGGAGCGGATTATACACTAACAGGAGACTGAACAATGAAGATTGATATTTTCAACGCAGAGGAAAAATACGACATCCTCTACACGGACCCACCGTGGCAGCAAGGCAGGGGCGGAAAGAAAGCGGCCAGACCGAACAGTACCGGAACAACAGTACCATACGAGACAATGGACGTCCCCGGAATCATGGAACTGCACCGCTATGTCACAAACGAACTCATGAATGAAAAGCACAATGTATTCATGTGGACGATAGACAAGTACCTGCCGCAGACAGAGGAAATCATGAGCCTGCTTGGATATAAACTCCACGCAAGGTTGATATGGGATAAGGGCAACGGACCGGCACCCGCCTACACGGTACGCTTCGCACATGAGTACCTGCTCTGGTTCTACAAAAAGGGAAATATCATCCTCCCAGACAAGGACAAGCGTGGAGCATTTTCCACGGTACTCAGAGAGAACAGCAAACGGCATCACAGCCAGAAGCCGGAATGTGCCTATCAGATGTTAGAAACATTTTTCCCACAAGCAAAGAAACTGGAACTCTTCGCAAGGGCGGAGCGTGACGGTTGGGACCAGTGGGGAAATGAATTATAAAACCAAAGGAGGAGCAACAACATGGAAACAGTCACAACATTAGACGACAAGGTCAGAGCCTTCAAGGTACTGCTCGACAAGAAAGATGAATTAGCAGAGCAGACCAAGGCAAACAATGAGGAACTCAAAAACCTCGAACAGGAAATCGCACAGCAGATGGTGGATGAGGAAAAGCCGGATACTACGGTGGATGGCTTCAAGTACAGCCTGCAGGAGAAAACGAGATACTCCAAGATTTCAGAAGAAAAGCTGATGGAAAAAGGTCTGGTATTCTTCGATGTCTTGAGAGAGCAGGGATTCGGACACCTCATCACGGAAAGAGTAGATCAACGAACCCTCGACTCTGCGATGAACAATCTGGCGGCCGAGAACGATGGAGAACTGCCGGAAGAAATGGCAGAGGTACTCTCCGTTTATTCGGAACTTAAGGTATCCAAGAGAAAAGCCAACACCAAGGCTCTGAACAGAGCAAAGAAAGCACAGGAGGTATAAAGATGGACTACGAACAGATGGAAATTGATATCACACTGGAAAGCGACCGTGACCTTAAAGAGAATATGCAGGCGACTGCCAAGTTCGCACTGGGGCAGATTATGGAGTATCAGCACCCGACTAAGGTAAAGAACCGCCATGAGGGATACGGCATCGCAGCGGAGGGATATGCGTCCCTGCAGGGCAAGATGAAATCCACCAAGACAGATATGGATGACCTCTTAAAACTCCTGCCGAATGGAGACGGCGATGTCCTCAATGTAATCGGCAGCCTTTACAATTCAGCGGTTGAGGTAGCTGTGGAGTCCATCAAACTGGCAGCACAGGCACAGAGGATCATGGACGACCTCTACTACGGAGAGAGCGGAAAGCCGACACCGATGGAAGAATACATGGACGAGCAGGAAGCAGGAGCGTCAGAGGATGATGGCTTCGAGGAAGCAGACAATAACAAAGAAGATGCAGAGGAAATGGAGGAATAAGACATGGCAAAGAATGAGGTAGCAACAACGGATAAGAAGTTTGAACTGGTCACGCTGACCGGAGAACTGGCGGAGGCGATTGCAGAGGAAATGGACGGACTGGGAAGTATCCCATTCGAGAGGGCAAAGATTCCGAGCGGTGGTGGTCTGGCATTTGAACTTCCGGGAGAGACAGAGGACGAGCCTGTGATGAGCACGGAACTCACAGGAGTAATCCTCCACCATCATCCGGTAAACGCATACTGGGCAGAACAGTACAGTGGCGGAAACGAGCAGCCGGACTGCTCAAGTTATGACGGAAAGCAGGGAGTGGAACGTGAGACAGGAGAAATACACGACTGCAACAAGTGCCCGCATAACCAGTTCGGAAGTGCCGGAGCAGGAAAAGCCTGCAAGAACATCCACAGATGTTACATCCTGCAGGAAAGCAACCCTGTACCGATTATCCTCGCATTACCACCGACCTCTCTGAAATACATCAGAGATTACATCGGCAAGCGAATCCTCCTCAAAGGACTCCGCTGCTACGAAGCGGTAACCAAGATCACGCTGAAAAAAGAAAAGTCAGCAGACGGCATTACATATTCCAGAGCGGCCTTCACATTTGTTAGCAAACTGACGGACGAACAGAAAGCCGAAGCCAAGGCAATGGCGGAGAATGTAAAAGCCATGGCAGGCAATATCCCGGAAGTAGACGAAGCAGACTACAACACCGGAGCTGCCGTGGATGCGTCAGAGTTTCAGAATGTAGACGGAGACGCAAATCTGCCGTTCAACTAAGGCAGACCAAGCCAGGAGCGGAAACGCTCCTGGTATTATCCAAAGGAGGCACAGTATGCAGATATTATTTGATAACTGGACCGGAAGATACGATGACGAATGCTTAATGCCGGGAGATATCGTGGAAGCGGCTATGGTTTACAACTTTAGAGAGAACGCAGGAAACCAGACGGATACTATGATTCGGATGGGCGAGGTTGCAGACATTGTATGCAACAAACCAATCTATGACACCATATACAAAGAGAACAGATACTCACCATGGAAGTATGCAGGACAGTGCTATCCGGGAGAGTTACAGAATAGAAATCCGGCACTCATGCCGATGTGCTATATCTGCAGCAGATACAGGGCAGATACCAGAGAAGAACTGGAAGAAAACATCAGAGTGGCGAAGTGGGCAGCAAACAAGGTAGTCAGCGAAGGCAAGATACCGATTGCACCACACCTTTACTTCCCACGATTTATGGATGACTCCATCGCCGAGGAGAGATACTTCGGAATGGAAGCAGGAAAGCGTCTGATGATACAGTGTAAAGAATTCCTCGTAGTGACCGTAGATAATATGATCAGCAAGGGAATGGATGAGGAAATCTACTACATGACAAACAGACTCATGATGCAGGGCAGGTCAATCAATTTCACAAGGCTTGAACTGGAACAGGTAATACTTAGTAGATTGGAGCGATAATATGCAGCAGGCAGCGGAGGTCGATTTAGACCGTCTGGTAGATTATAAAACTGAATACTGCTCCGTTATCAAAAAGCACAAGATCACAGGCGACAACCTCACAGGTCTGTGTCCGTTTCATGACGACCGTGCCAATTCATTCTCGGTAGATTTAAAGACCGGAATGTGGCACTGCTTCGCAGAGGATGAGGGCGGAAATTTCGTCACATTTTATGCAAAGCTGAACGGACTGGATACCAAGGAAGCCTATAAGCAGATACTGGAAAAGTATGGAGCATTGAATGAGCCGCAGGAGAAACCAAAAGAGAAGAAACCAGGACTGGATCACTACACCGTGTCCCAGTATTCATTTGAGAAGCGTCTCCCAGAGGACTGGCTGAAAGAGCAATGCTGCCTGCAGACAAAGAAAGACCGAAACGGAGTCCAGTATTTATACATACCATACTTTGATGCAGAAAAAAATCTGGCACTGCACCGTAAGAGATACGGCGGAAAGCAGTTCCGGTGGGAATATGGAAAGACAGACAGGCTGTGTATGTATGGATTATGGCAGATAGAAGCCATAAGGAATATCGGATACGCAGCACTGGTCGAGGGCGAGAGCGATTCTCAGTCCATGTGGTACATGGGAATCAGCACACTCGGAATACCGGGAGCGTCCATGATGCGGGCAGACTGGGCAGGAGTCCTGCAGGATTTGAAACTTTACATCCATGTAGAGCCGGACAAGGGTGGGGAAGCATTCCTCGCAAAAGTCACAAGGGCACTCCGGGAAGGAAAGTTCGTAGGAGAAGTATACAAATGGAGCTGTCGAACACTCGGATGCAAGGACCCATCGGAAGTTTATATGAAGTATGGCAAAGAGGAAGCGGCCGAGAAGATCCGAAAAGCAATCAGCAACGCAGAGCAGATAGACATCGAGGAAGATAACATCCCAGAAGCGGTCGAGGGAGCACCTGTGAACTTAAGGCAGCCGGAAGGTTGGATTTATTCAGAAAAAGGAATCAGCGTGATCGATGAAAAGAAGTACGCACCAGTCATGGTATGCAGAACCCCGATCATTATCACGCAGCGACTGCGGAGCATGGAAACAGGAGAGGAAAAGATAGAGGTAGCATTCAAGAGGGATGGGCAGTGGCACAAGGCAATCTACCCACGAAGTACCATCTTCACATCCAGAGCCATCACAGCACTGGCAGACTTAGGATGCACCGTCACATCGGAGAATGCAAAGCACATCGTAAAATTCTTGGCGGCACTGGAAGCCGAGAACATAGACATCATAAAGAAAGCAGACTCCACAAGTACATTCGGATGGCAATCCGGAAAGCGGTTCGTGCCAGGGCATGACAAGGACATTGTTCTGGACATTGACCCATCGCAGAGGGGCATGGCAGCGGCATACTGCCAGAACGGAACAATGGCGGACTGGCTCAAAATGATAAAGCCACACCGAAGCAGAGACAAATTCCGGTTCATACTGGCGGCCAGTTTCACAGCACCGCTCCTGCGGATCATAAAGCAGCGAATATTCTTCGTGTACAACTGGGGCGGTTCAAAAGGCGGAAAGACCGCAGCGCTTAAGGCAGCACTCTCCGTATGGGGCGACCCGGAAAGACTGATGGTAAATTTTAACGCAACACAGGTAGGCTTGGAGAGAACCGCATCCTTTTACTGCGACCTTCCGCTCGGAATTGATGAGCGGCAGTTGGCAGGAAACAACCAGAACTCACTGGAAAAAATCGTGTACATGATCGCCAGTGGTACAGGAAAGATACGAGGGGCAAAGAGCGGCGGTATCCAGGCAACACAGACATGGAGAACCGTGGCACTGGCAACCGGAGAAGAACCACTATCAACAGAAACATCGCAGACAGGTGTAAGCACCCGTGTGCTTGAAATATATGGCGGACCATTTGACGATGAGAGGGAAGCCTCCGTCATGCATCAGCAATCTGGAATGAACTGCGGATGGGCGGGGCCGGCTTACATCGGAATGCTCCTGCACACAGATGAAAGAAGCATCACGGAGAAATACGATGAAATGATGCAGTATGTGTACCAGATCAGTAAAGGAAAGAGCGGATCACACATAGCGGGCATCGCAGCGGTGGCACTGGCAGACGCAATCATCGACACATGGGTATTTAATAACGGAGAATGGCTGAAACGGTACGAAAATGGAGAATTTGATACGGAATCAGCCAAAACAAACACGGAAAACCTGCAAATCGACCCGGAATCATGGGAAAGAGCCAAAGAGATGGCAAGGAACATCCTGCAGGAGCAGATGAACGCAGACACCGGAGATGTAAACGAGAATGCCACGCAGTACATCGTGGACTGGATACTGTCAAACAAGGACAGCTTCGGGGAGAAAGCCTTCGGAACGTGCCTTGGTATGATCCAGAACAAGAACGCATACATCTTCCCATCCATGCTGACGCAGGCACTCACGAAAGCAGGGTACTCATCCAGAAAGACACTGAAATACCTCGCAGATAAGGGTCTGATCGGAGTATCAGTCCTTAAGGATGGCAGCACCAAGAACTCCGTAACAAAATGGTTTAACAACCGAAACTGTCGCTTTGTGGAATTCCACCTGGGCGACCTCGCAGAGGAAAAGGACCCATTACTGGAGGAGGAAGAAATCGCAGAGCAGATGAAACCGCAGCAGATGAATCTGCCGGGAATGGGTGACGGATGGCAGACCATACCCGATGAGGAAGCAGATAAGCTTCCGTTCAATTAGTCACAGAATTTGCGATTTAGTCACAAAAACCATGGAGCAGAAAAAATTGTGTGACTGGGAATTATGTGACCAAAATCGCTAAAAAGTTATAAAAAAACTTAAAAAACCGCACACCTAAAATTAGGTGTTTAGTTAGGTGTTCGGTTAGGTGTTTAGTAAAAAACCCAGTAAAATCAAGGCTTTTAATAACATCTAAACACCTAAAACACCTAAATCACTATTTTTATTGTATTTACGGAAAATTGTGTGACTGCATGAAGGGTTAGTCACAGAAATCACTAAAAAAACATGGTGTATATCAAAAATTAGGTGTTAGGTGTTTAGTAACCCCGACAAAGCCAGTAAAATCAAGGGTTTCACAGTGAACACCTAAATGAACACTTAGGTGTGCGGTGGAAAAATCGGGGCATTAGGTGTTCGGAGAAAGAAAGGGTGGTGCGAATGGACAACGAGAGCAATCCAAACGATGAAGAAAAACTGAAATCGTTACTGGAGACACTGAGGAAGAATGATGAAAAAGTGCCAAAGGAACTCCTTCGGACAAAGTACAAAAAGCCGTACCGGGAACTGAAGGAAAGCATCAAGGAAGTGGCAGACCGGATGCTGAACGGCAGAATCCGAGAGGGAATCGTCATAAAGACGGATGAAGCCGGACAGGTTCTTATTAAGCAGATCCAAACAACGCTCGATGAGAAAAGGAATGCAGGAACAGGAAAAGAACTCGGCAGGGCACTCTACAAAGAATACAGTCTGGAAAAGTTCCTGCAGATTGTGGAAGAAATCAGAACCGCAATCTGGAATCTGTGGATACCTTACTGGCAGGAGCACTGTTGCTTATATGCAGCACCGGAATGCTTCGAGGAAAACGGACCGCCACCGAAGATTTACAACGATTTGACAAAAGAGTTCCTTGTAGACCAGGAACAGAACATCTGGGAGAAGAAACCAGAGTGGGAAACAGAAAGCAGAATGATCATCACAGCCGGAGCGTGCCACATTCTGGCTGAGGGATTAAAGAATAAGGAGGAAGCAGATGGGATGCAAAGCAGCGATACCAACAGATGAGTACCACGGATGGGAGTGCGAAATAACAGAGGGAGCGTGTATGTTTTTACACCCAGACAGTAAAAGATGTGCCAAAGAATACGGCGAAGGACCAGATGCAGTAGAACAGGAGGAGCAAAACAATGGATAACAGACAGGCAAACATCAACAGATTTGAAGCAGAGATGACAAAGGTAACAAGAGACGGAGTGGACAAGCTGATGGCATTTATCAGAAAGAGTGATATGTACGCAGCACCTGCAAGTACCAGATTCCACCTTTCAGTGACAGGCGGACTGCTGCAGCACTCACTCAATGTACTGGATGCACTGAGGGCGAACCTCACAAAGAACGATGACGGCACATACTCATACGAGGTCGCAGGAGTTCCGGCAGCCAGAGTGACAGAGGAAAATGTGATCATCATGGCACTGCTCCATGACATCTGCAAGACCTACTTCTACACAACGGAAATCAGAAACCGCAAGGTCAATGGAAAGTGGGAGCAGTACGAAGCATTCGCAGTAGATGACAAAATCCCATACGGACACGGAGAAAAGTCAGTAATGATGATCGAGGAATACATGAAGCTTCAGCCAGTGGAACGATATGCCATCAGATGGCACATGGGATACACCGAAGCCGATACCTTATCATTTAACAATGCCATCGACAAGTACCCGATGATCTGGGCACTGCATTCCGCAGACACACAGGCAAGCCACTTCATGGAAGCCAACGAGGGAAACAAACTGGCATACGCAGACAATGGATCAGCGGAATACGCAGATCAGCCGACCTTGCAGGAGGCAACCGCCCCAGTATTTGAGGAGGCGACACCAGTATGAGCATGATGGAACTGCTGTCCCAGATGAGAGAGCGAGCCAGAGCCAAGAAGCAGCGCAAAGGAAGCCTGCCGTGGTTTTGTATCATTCTTTCGGACAAATGCGTAGAGCCGGAAAAACCCTGTACTGAGTGCAGGGTTTACGAGGAACATAAAGAAGAAATCGAAAAGGAGATGGAGAGACATGATCATCAAGATTGAAGCAGTACCGAAACTGGCAGTGGAAGATGGAGTAGAGAAAGTCGTCATGGGAGAAAACAATCAGCCAGTGTGGAATAAAGAAAGAGCACTTATCACAACCAAGGGCGGCAATTACCGCAGAATCGTCACACTCACAGACGAACTGGCGGCAGAGGTGGCAAAAGGACACCGATACTTCAATGCAGTAGAGAAAAACGGAAAACTCCACATCACAGGGAGAGTGTCCGCCAGATTTTAGGGAGGCAGACGATGACAGCAAAGAACGCAGAAGGGTATCCAGGCCCAACAGCAGAGGAAGCAATCCGCCATGTAATGCGTGGCGGAAAACTGGATTATACCTCCTTCAGAACCTACGAGGAACTGCAGGACTATACCATAGAGCATAACAAGGGTATAAGCACCAGGGAAGCAGCCGACAAATTCATCCGGGAGAAGATGCCAAAGGAAAGCTACTTCCAGAAGAAAATCCTCGACTGGATAAAGGATAACGCACCAAATGCCATCGCATGGAAAGAAGCAGCCGGCCCGTACTCCAGACAGGGAATCCCAGACATTACCTGCGTCATCAATGGCAGGTATTACGGATTCGAGGTCAAGCGGCCATTCATCGGGGTGCTGAGTAAGATGCAGGAGCAGACGATAAAACAGATCCGCAGAGCAGGTGGCAGAGCATGGGTGGTCACTTCGGAAAAGGAAGTAGCAGAAATCCTGCTGCCGGAACTGACACAGAAATAGCAAGGGAGCAAACAGAATGAGAGTAGCAATCGAACCGAGAAAAGCAACTGACCGTGGCGGATATTACTGTATGCCGCTGAAGGTAAATGTGCCAACAGGACGCAAGGACTGGAAGCTGACCAAGTGCCCGGAGTGCGGTGCACAGTGTTGGGAACTGCCACTGGCAGAAGTAGCCAAGGCGCAGGGAGCAAAAGGACTCTGCACCATGTGCGCTTTAAAGAAGGGAGTGAGCGGAAGATGAGAGTAAAAATAAAGCCAGTCAATGATATGGCGGTGTCTGACGAACACCTCAACATCATAATCCTCAAAAAGCCAAAGCGCAGATATAGACAGATTATCAAGGCATACTACAGGAGAGCGCAGAAGAAGGGAGTGAAAGAATCATGAAAGCAATAACAGTACTGCAACCATGGGCGACATTACTGGTAACCGGAAAGAAACATATTGAAACGAGGTCATGGAAAACAAACTACCGAGGAGAAATCCTCATTCATACAGGAAAGAAAGACCCGTTATTTGGCTTTTGCATGATGACAGATGATACGAAAAAGAGAGTGTTTCGTGTCCTCGGGTTACCCGAGATATTTAATAGGTTTCAAAAATTTCCAACCGGGGAAATTCTTGGAAAAGCAATCCTTGCAGATTGCGTATTAATTGATAAAGAAATAGCTGCGCTTATTAAAGAACAGCGTCCAGATGAGTATGCATTCGGAGACTTTACACCTGGAAGATATGCATGGGTAATGGAAAACACAGTAGCATTCGACAAACCAATTCCGGCAAGGGGTAAGCAGGGATTGTGGAACTGGGAAGGAGATGTACAGGATGAACGATGATGAAAAGTGTTGCTGCGGAAACTGCCTGCACCACAGACCATCATGGGAAACAGGACATCTGAGCGGATGGCACTGCGATAACTTCATGGCAGACGCATACGGATGTGATACAGAGTACGATGATGGAGAACAATGTCCAGATTTTGAAAGCAAGAGGTAGGTAAACCATGTGGAAGATTTTCATAGAATACGATGATAAAAGCAAATTGACAATAACCGGAAAGCACAAGGATATCCCGGTAGAACTGGCGAACAAATACTACAGAGAATATGTGAAAAGCAACATATGCAATGCTACATATCAGCAGTATCCAAAGAAAGAGCATGAACCAATGTCACTGGCAACGAAGATCATGGAACTTCAGAAGGGAGCGTAGCAATGGGAGAAAAACCATTAACAACCGAGGAACTGCGACAGATGGCAGGACAGCCAGTGTGGTGTCCGGATGAGGAAGCATACGGAATCGTGATGTGCGACAAAATCGGGCAATGGGCAGGAATTCCGTTCTTGCACGGAGTATGGTACGAGGATGGCGATAATGACTGTGGCGTGGAATTTAATCATAATATCATCAAGCGCAAGCTGAAATGTTACAGAGTGATCAGCGAGAAAGACGTCCCTAAACCGCTCAAGCAGAAAGCGGATACATTCGGAGATACTACGATGATATGCCCGAACTGCGAAAGTGCAGCCGTTATTAATCCATACAGAAAAGGCAGGGAATTATATCCGCACTGTCCGTGGTGCGGGCAGAAATTAAAGGAGGCAGAGGATGAGACTGAAAAAGAAAATCAGCAGGCAGAGTAAGATATTCAAAAAAGCGATTAATGCAAAGTGGGCATTCTACTGGGCAAAGTTTATGACAGAAGCGGCGACCATCTGCAGGAAGTACACGCATGAGGTAATCGAAGGCAAGGGAACGGATTATGAGTATACACACCCCTCATGTGATGGCTGCCCATTCAATGTGGAGAAATTCGGGGAGCACAAGATATGCGGGTGCATATTAAGCGGACCGGACGACTGGGATGAGCCAAAGGTAATCGGTCATATCGTCCGCACAATAATCCGTGAAATGGCAGGTGGTAAGAAATGAGTGAGAACGAAATCCGTGAGTACGCACTCATGAAAGCGACATTCAAGTGGTTGCTGATCGGTATGCTATGGCAGGGATTGGAACTGTGGTTCTACGGAACAACCAGACCGAGCAACGAGGACACAATCATCGGATTTTTCCTCTGGTATTACATCGTGAGATGTGAATACATGAAAAGGGGAGTCTGGCGGAAAAGAGGTGGAGACAATGGCAAAAGGTAAACCAAAGCATAAGCCATTCGGGATGAATTCCAGTCTGGCGGACGCAACGCAGGTAATGAGACAACTTCCAGTGTCGGCAATGCTCTCATCCATAGAAATGCAGATAAACATCCTGCAGGAGCGTGGAGTAGAGATACGAGACTGGGAGAACAAAGACCGGGTACTCAAGCAGGTAAGGATACTCGGCGGAAAAGCATACTTCCTTGCGGAGGACAAACCCAGGGATTAGAAAGAAGGAAAACTATGACACCAGACAGCATGGCAAATGGGGTAGAAGAACAAAAACTGCTTCTCAAACAGTACCTCGGACAATATTATTATGCCAAGATGAAAAAGAAGCAGTTGGAAGCCAGACTTCGTACTTTCAGAGAAAATATGCTCGGCACAAAGGGGATGCAATACTCCCCAGTGCCACGCAGCCAGACCAACAGCGTAGGAGACGGACCGGCAACGCAGGTCATCCGTGCAATGGAGATCGAGGACAGAATCGAATCACAGAAAGCAGAGATGGCAAAGACCATGCTGAATGTGATGAAGATCATGGATTTTTTACCAACGGACTCCACGGAACGGAGCATACTGGAATACAGACACATTGACTGTTTGAGTTGGAAGCAGGTGTGCAAGGAAGCAAACATGACAAGGACCCCGTGCAATAAATACTACAACGCAGGAATTGACAAGCTGCTTACATACAAAAAAGTACAGTCAATTTTACAGGAATTCGCCTCCTCCCAAGAACCCTCAAAGCCTTGAAATTGCTTGACTTCGGAGTAGGGGGGGGGTAGAATTGTAGTTGAAAAAAGGCTTATTTATAGCCAATTTAACACCAACCAAATTCTACCCCAAAAGGAGGTCTCTCATGAAAGAGAAAAAGCGAAAAAAGATCGGCATTGTACTGATCGTAATCATTGTTTTATGCATCATCGGAATAATTGCATCGCCAAGCGATGATAAAAAGGATGATGGCAATCCAAAGCAGCCAGAACAGCAGAATACTGAAGCTACGGAGCAAGCTTCGGCAACTACTGAACCAAAAACAAAGGAAAAAGACGAACCTGCAGAAATTGATGGAGTAGACATCATATTCTCCGACACAGTAAGAAATGACAAGACAGGAAATTGGAGACTGGCAAAAGTTACAGGGGATAAATCAGCGGAGGAATACGCAGCGGATTATTACAAACAGTATTTCAAGTCAGACAACGAAGTCCATGCGGTCGTCAATTTCACGCTTAATACCACAGCCTGCATAACCTGCGTAGGAGATACGCTCAATGTTAGGATATACGAGCACATCAAAGACGAAGAACAGTATGCGGAGAATTTATTCACAGGCACTAAATACGCAGAATATAATGTGGATAAAAACACAGGAGATGTGGAAAAGGTAGAATAATTCAAGGCTAATATATTCCAGAATATCAAGCCGGAAATTTTACCGGGAAAATTCCACAAAAGAAAAAACAGAACATCGAAAATTCAAGCCGACTTTTGGAAATCCACATTCGGAATCCAAGGGCCGGCTTTTACTGTGTGTGCAGAACGGATCATAAATACCAAGCCTAAAAAATAGGGCACGTATATAGGGAGTGTATAAGGCTCGCATATAACACACCCATATATGGGGCAGGTATTATGCCCAGAAAAAAAGACAGGAAAAGCACAGGGGTACAGGGGCGCACCGTAGCACACACCCACAGGGGCAGGGAGAGCAGGGGGGCAGGACGCACCCACACACCACAGCCACAGCACTACGCAGGCGCACCACAGGCAGGGCAGGCAAGGCGCAGGGCACACCACAGGACAGGGGCACAGCACCACACAGAAGCACAGCACCACAGAAGAAAGCACAAGAGAGTACACAAGAGTACATCGAGGTGTGCTATAGTAGTAGCGTGGAGCACAAGGGGACAGACCACACGGTCACACCCAACCACTCCACTTGCTCCCCTCAGAGAGGACATGGCACAAGGCATCAGAGCCTGCGCTGTGTCCTCTTTTGCGTGCAGGCGGGGCACGGCATCGCCGTAGGTACTACCCAGACCCAAAATGCAATGCGGGGCGAGGAAGGCGCGGCTTTTTTGCCGATAAAATAAAAAAAAATTTAACCATTTCGTTACGCAAAGCGGGAAGGAGGCTTGGAAATGGACCAGAAACTGAGAACTGAACGCAGGAAACTGGCTGACTTAAAGGCAGCAGAATACAATCCAAGAAAAGCACTGACCCCGGACGATGCGGAATACCAGAAAATAAGGCGGAGCATTGAAGAATTCGGATACGTTGACCCCATCATCATAAACGAGGATGGAACTATCATAGGCGGCCATCAGAGGGCAACCGTCCTCAAAGACCTCGGATACCAGGAAGTGGACGTGGTCGTGGTGGCTCTGGACAAGCAGAGAGAGAAGGCTCTGAACATCGCACTGAATAAGATTACAGGCGAATGGGATGAAGTGAAGTTGAAAGACCTCCTGCTTGACCTCGACCTCGGAGATTACGACATATCACTGACAGGCTTCGAGCAGAATGACCTCACGGAACTGGTGGACAAACTCGCTATCGAGCCGGAAGCAGTGGACGATGACTTCAATGAGGACGAAGCACTGGAGCAGGCGGAAGCCGAACCAGTAACCAAACTCGGAGATGTGTGGCTACTGGGCAGACACAGGCTCATGTGCGGAGACAGTACATCGCAGGATGACATGGCGGTTCTGATGAATGGAGAAATCGCAGATCTTGTCGTCACTGATCCGCCATACAATGTCAACTACGGAGACAAGGCAGAGATGCTCGATGAGTACCTCCCTGCCAAAGGACACCGCAACATCAATCACATCAAGAACGATAATATGGACAACCAGAGTTTCTATTCGTTCTTACTGGCAACCTACCAGAGTGCCTATGAATTTATGAGAGCCGGGGCAGCAATCTATGTATTCCACGCAGAGAGTACCGGGCACATATTCAGACAGGCATTCCTTGACGCAGGACTGAAACTCGCCCAGTGCTTAATCTGGGAAAAGAACGCATTCGTCCTCGGCAGACAGGACTACCAGTGGAGACACGAACCGTGTCTGTATGGATGGAAAGAGGGGGCGGCGCATTACTTCATCAATGACAGGACACAGGATACCGTCATTCTGGAAGATGATATAGATTTCAGTGCCATGAAGAAAAACGAACTTGTGGCATATCTGGAAGAACTCCGCAGGAAAAACAGAGATCAGACCTCTGTTATTTACGAAAACAAACCGACAAGGAATGACATACACCCGACCATGAAGCCAATCGCACTGGTCGGAAAATTCATAACCAATTCCAGTAAATCCGGATGGAATGTACTGGATCTGTTCGGTGGAAGCGGCAGCACCCTCATGGCCGCAGAGCAACTGGGAAGGACGGCATTCATCATGGAACTGGATGAGAGATTTTGTGATGTGATCGTGAAACGGTGGGAAGATTACACCGGGCAGCAGGCAGTCCGAATCCCGGCAGAGGATGTAAAGTAGAATGGCAGAGGAACAGCAGGGCGGCTTCTACCGTGTAGAGGTCATCGCTTCTCTGTTCGGAGTAACGGTGCGAAGGGTGCAGCAGCTTACTCAAGAGGGCATCATATCAACAACCAAGACCAAAGAGGGGAATCGGTATGAATTAGCACCTACCATTCAGAGGTATGTCAAATACCTTTCAGACAAGGCATACGGAAAAAGCAAGTCCGAAAAGGAAGCCGAACTGAGGGAACAGAAACTGCAGGCAGAGATCGCCCTCAAGGAATCCCAGGGAGAAATGCATAGATTAAAGACAGAAATCGCATCGGGTAAGTACATCGACATCGAGGAAGTGAAGATGGACTATAGCCGCTTTTTTGTTTCATTCAAAAAGTTTGCATTATCCCTGCCGAGCCGACTATCCGGCAGAATCAGCGGTCACTGCGACCCGATGGAGATTCGCTCGATAGAAAAGGATCTGAACGCAGAAATCATCCGGTTATTAAACAGCTTTGTGGTGGCAGGCTGCACACCGGAAGAAATGGAAAAGAAAAAGCGTGGCAAGAAATCCGTATCGTAGATACGAGGTCACAGAATACCAGAAGGAAGCCTTAAAGTTCCTACAGCCACCAGAGGACATCACGGTATCGGAGTGGGCAGACAAGTACAGGGTACTGGATGCCAAGACCTCTGCAATGCCGGGACCATGGCGGACAGAACACACCCCATACCTTAAAGGCATCATGGATGAGTTCAACAATTATGAGACAGAGGAAATCGTCTACGTGAAGCCTACGCAGGTAGGTGGAACAGAGTGCCTCCAGAACATGGTAGGTTACATCGTCCAACAGGACCCTGCGCCGACCATGATCGTATATCCGACAGATACGCTTGCAAAATCCATATCGGAGAACAGGCTGCAGCCGATGTTCAAAGCGGCACCGGAACTCCGAAAGAGGTTTGATGAGAACTCGCAGTTGCAGGAATTACAGTTTGATGGAATGTATCTGACACTGGCAGGCTCGAACTCCCCATCAAGCCTTGCGAGTAAGGCAATCCGATTCCTGTTTCTCGATGAGGTGGATAAATATCCGGGGGCATCCAAAAAGGAAGCCGACCCTGTCAGCCTGGCAAGGGAACGAACCAAGACATTCCACAACAGGAAGATATTCATCACAAGCACACCGACACTGAAAACAGGGCATATCTGGAAAGCCAAGGAAGATGCAGACATAGAGAAGCACTACTTCGTTCCATGTCCGCACTGCGGGGAATACATCGAACTCAAGTGGAAGCAGATACACTTCCCCAAAGAGGAAGGGATGAGTTACGCAGACCGTGCAGAATTCGCAACTTATGTATGCCAGGAGTGCGGATGCGTAATCACAGACCAGGACAAGCCGGAGATGCTCCGCAAGGGAGAGTGGCGGACGGTCAAGGAAAACACCAAGTTCGTCCGCAAGGTAGCATTCTGGATGAACACTTTGTACTCTCCATTTGTTCGCTTTTCGGAGATTGTAAAAGAATTTCTGGACAGTAAGGACGACCCGGAGAAGCTGCAGAACTTCGTCAACTCATGGCTTGCAGAGCCGTGGGAGGATACCAAGCTAAAGACCAACGCAGACCTCGTCATGGAAAGACAGACCGAGTACGAGGAACTGGTAGTGCCGGAGTGGGCGAAACTGCTCACGGCAGGAGTCGATGTACAGGAGAACTGCCTGTACTGGAGCATCAGAGCGTGGGGCAACTACCTCACAAGCCAGAACATAGCACATGGACAGGCTTTCTCATTCCAGGAAGTAGAGAGAATCATGAACCTCGAATACCAGATGCCGGACAGCACACCACTGGTCGTAGCACTGGCACTGATCGACTCCGGTAATGACGCAGATACGGTGTACGATTTCTGCGCCAACAATTCAGAATGGGCACTGCCAAGCAAGGGTTCATCAAACCCGATGCTGTCGCACTACAAACTGTCCAAGGTAAATAAGAGCGACAGCAAGGCATACGGCATGAATCTGGTATTGGTAGACACCGGAAAATATAAGGACATGATCGCCGGACGAATGCAGAAAAAGAACGGCAGCGGATCATGGATGGTTTACCAGGGATGTGACAGAGAGTACGCAGAGCAGGTAACTGCGGAACATAAAGTGAATGTCAAAATGGGAAACGGCAAGGTCAAACAGGAATGGCAGCAGAAAACCTCCCACGCAGACAACCACTACTTGGACTGCGAGGTATACGCAACAGCAGCGGCAGACATCCTCGGAGTACGAACCCTGCATCTGAATGAGATACAGGAAAATGAGCAACCAAAGAAACAGGAAACAACCCAGTACACCCCGGAAGAACACTGGATCAGTCAGAACGAAGGGTCATGGGTATAAAGGAGGCAGAGCATGGCAGCAGTAGAATCCAATTGTAATGCTTCGGAAATGCTGACCGAAGTAAATAATGCCATTTACGCAGTGCTCGTAGGCGGCCAGTCTTACAAGATTGGTACGAGACAGCTCACCCGTGCCGACCTTAGTCTGCTCTACAAGTTAAGGAACGACCTCACAGCACAGATTGCAGCAGAGGGTTCAACCAGTTTACTGGATGATACCTATGTCGCAGTATTTGATGGGAGGTAGAACATGAACTGGTTAGATGGAATTATAGGTTTTATATCCCCGGAGTGGGGAGCACGCAGGGAAGCATGGCGGCAGAGTCTGACTGAGATGAGGAACTACGATGCAGGCAACTATGACAGGGGCAATGCAAACTGGAGGGTACTCAACCAGTCGGCAGAATTTACGGACCGGTACAGCCGTGACAATGTCAGAGCCAGAGCCAGAGACTTGGAGCGAAACTCCGACATGATGAATTCAGTCATCGGGGCATACAAGCGAAATGTCATTGGCGGCGGTTACGCACTGCAGGCAAAGACAGGCAGCGACAAGACCAACGAGATTATCCAGACCGCCTGGAAAAAATGGTGCAAGAAACAGAACTGCGATGTGACCGGAACGCAGTCCTTCACGCAGATGATGAGAATGTGCGTGAAGCGAAAGAAGGTTGATGGCGGAATCCTTATCGTAAAGAGATACACCAAGGACGGATACCTTCCATTCAAGCTTCAGACATTCGAGGTGGACGAACTGGACAACTCGCAGATGCTCCCGAAGAAAAAGGGGAACAAGGTAGTCGGTGGTATTGAAATGAATGAGTATAACAAGCCTATGGGGTACTGGATCAGACAGTATTCCGTGGACGGAATGGCACTCTCAAATCCCGTATATGTGGATGCGAAAGATGTCATTTTTTTATACACAAAACACCGCCCATCGCAGGTGCGTGAGATGTCCGATATGAGTCCGACAATCACAAGAATCCGAGACGCTAACGAATTCATGATAGCCGTATCGGTCAAAGAGCGAATAGCGGCCTGCCTTTCAGTATTCATCAAAAAGCAGTTACCGACAACCGGAATCGGTCGTCAGAACGGCAGCGTACCGGGACCGCACCAGGACTACCAGGGCAAATCCATCGCACCCGGCATGATAAAGGAACTGAATGCCGGAGATGAGATACAGGTCGTAAACCCGACCGGACAGGCAACGGATGCAGCGAGTTACATCAAGCTGCAGCAGAGACTTGTCGGAGCAGGACAGGGCATCAGTTACGAAGCCACAAGCCGTGATATGTCAGAGAGCAATTACTCCTCAACCAGACAAGGCATCATCGAAGATGACATGACCTACGCAGAGGAAAAAGAGATGCTGATGGAAGTCATGGACGAAATATATGAAACTTTTATTATTTCGCTGTGGCTCGCAGGGGAACTGGACGCAAAGGACTTCTGGGATAACAAGGATAAATACTTCGAGCACGCATGGATCACAGCACCGAAGAAATGGATTGACCCTCAGAAGGAAGCAAACGCAAACAAGATTGCTCTGAACACAGGACAAAAGACCTTCAAGCAGATTGCCGCAGAACAGGGTCGTGACTGGAAAGAGCAGATAGATGAAATGGCAGAGGTACTCGAATACGCAAAGGATAAGGGTATCGACTTAGGAGGTGTGATTTTTGACCAGACAGCAGCAGAACTCTACGAGGATGAGGAAACACCTGCCGACAATCCTCAGCAGACAGACGGAAACCAAACCGGAGAAGAAACAGGGCAGGAATCAGAAGAAGGCGATGGAGCAGAGGAAGAAGGAAAAACAGACGACCAGGGAACTGACAGTTAATTCTATCAGAGCCATGGAAGGAGAGGGGAATGAGCGAAAATTCATTCTTTCCTTTTCTTCTGAAGAACCATACGAGAGATGGTGGGGAACAGAGATCCTCGACCACTCAGACGGAGCAGTAGACCTTACACGATTAAATGAAATTGGTGTGCTGCTCTTCAACCACGATCGCAACCGTGTCATTGGAAAAGTAAACCGGGCATGGATTGAGGACTTGCGTGGAATGGCAGAGGTTGAATTCGACAGCGATGAAGATGCAGACCTCATCTATCAGAAAGTCAAAAGCGGAACACTGAAAACAACGTCCGTAGGCTACCAGATAGACTCATGGGAGGAAGTAATGCCAAACAAACAGTCAGCAGATGGCAGGTTCACAGGACCGGCAGACATCGCAAGAAAGTGGACACCTTACGAAATTAGTATCGTGAGCGTGCCTGCGGACCCAACGGTCGGTGTAGGCAGGGAACTGGAGGAAGAAACCGAGCAGGGAACGCAGAGCCGCTCTACAGACTGGTTCGAAAGGCAACTTCAAATAAATAAAAATATCATCAACCAAGGAGGTAACAGACGATGAACAAAAAGCAGCAGAGACAGCAGAAAATGCTCCGTCAGCAGGAAATCGTAAATGCCGCCAAAGAAGCAGGCAGAGATCTCACTGCGGAGGAGCAGACAGAGTTCGATTCCCTTCAGAGAGAAATCGAGAGATTGAACGGAGAGATCGAAGCAGAGGAACAGCAGCAGAGAGGTATGACCCCTCAGCCAAACGCTCCTCCGCAGAATCCGGCAAATCCGGAAGCAGACACCCAGAGAGCAATCCAGGAAGAAAGAGCCAGAATCCGCTCCATCACAGAACTCTGCGGAGAGTTCGGAATGGAAGCCAGAAGCTACATCGAGAGCGGTGCGACACTTGACTCCGTGAGAGAAGCAGCACTGGAGCACGTAAGACAGCACGGCGCACCGATTCCGGCAAACGGTAGAGTGAGTATCACAGAAAGTGCCGAGGACAAGTTCAGAGCGGCAGCGGCAGACGCTATCGTGATGAGAAGTGGAATGGAACTCCAGAACCCGGCAGACGGTGCAAGACAGATGATGGGAATGACGCTCCGTGACTTAGCCATTGAGTGTTTGACCAATGAAGGACAGTCCGGACTCAACAGAAGATCCTCTGATGAGCTCTACGGTATGTTACAGAGACAGTTCTACAATCCGACAGCAGCGTTCCCTGCTATCCTCGACAATGCCATCAACAAGGCATATGTGGAAGGACACAAGACTGTAGCCGTAACATTCGACCAGTGGACAAAGAAGGGAACTCTTAAGGACTTCAAGACCCACGACAACAACTACTTAGCAGGACCGGTAGGCGAATTCCTCGAAGTGCCGGAGGGTGGAGAGTTAAAGCATGATGTGTTCGGAGATGAGAAACTCCCGACCAGAAAGCTGAAAACATACGGCCGCCAGTTCACACTTACAAGACAAGCATTCATCAACGATGATATCGATCTTGTAACCAGAATTCCTGCCAAGTACGCAGCAAGCGCAAGAAAGACCCAGAATAAGCAGTGTTACCAGATCCTCGTAAACAACCCGGCGATTTATGACGGTACTGCATTATTCAGCAGCGCACACTCCAATTTACTGGCAAAGGGTACAGGAATCACGAAGGAAGCCGTGCAGGGCATGATCCTCGCGCTCCAGAACCAGACAGATCAGTTCGGAGAAGCAACTATCATCAGACCTGCAATCATTATCGTGCCGAGCGGATATATGTTCGATATGTACACGCTGTTCTACAGCCCGACAATCAGCACATCCGGCAACACACAGGCAGTGAACCCGCTCTACAGATACAAGGACAGCATCACGGTAGTGGAAGATCCTACAATCAACGCACTCTGCGGTGGTTTTGGAAATGTAATGCCTTGGTGGTTACTTGGAGCAAAGGACGACACAGACTTCATCGAGGTTGACTATCTGAACGGACAGGAGATCCCGACAATCAGAAGAATGGAGACTCCGGGCACATTAGGATTCGTGTGGGATATCTACCTCGACTGGGGTATCAGCGTCATGGATTACCGTGGAGCAATCAAGAACCCTGGTATCGAAGTAAAGAACCCGATCGAGTTAGCATAACAGAAGGAGGATGCAGCCATGAGCAAAGCAAGTTACTGGCAGAGAGGGGAAACCCTCGATTATAAAAATACTGGATCATCCACCATCGAAGCCAATACAGTCGTAGAACTTACTGGCAGAGTGGGTATCGCAGGAACTGACATCGCACCCGGAGCAGAAGGCGACCTTCATGTGTGCGGTGTTTTTGAGTTCGATAAGACTGGAACGAACGAGATCGCATTCGGACAGCCTGTTTATTTCGACAAGACAGGCATCACAGACGCAGCGGACAACGGAGAGACTGGCGGAAGTAAGGTCGCATACACACCTGCAGGTTTCGCAGCCAAGGCAGCGGCCGCAGGAGACGCAAAGGTACTTGTAAAAATCGGATAAGGAGGTGCAGCCATGGAACTGGTAGCAACATACCCTATCCTTTACAGATCACACCAGTATGAAGTCGGAGACAGCCTCCCGGCAGACGATGAATCAATGGTGCAGGCATGGCTTGACGCAGGAACAGCCGTGTGGAGCGAAGGCAAGCAGGAGAAAGCGAAAGCGACTCCTGCTACCGCCACAGCAGGACTGGCAGGGGAATCCAAGAACGGAGAAACCCCAGAGAATGTAGTCGGCAGAGTGCCAAAGACACCGATCCGAAGCAAAGGGGCGAAAAAGAATGGTTAGAAAATCATTCAAAGAAGTCATGAAGGACGATGTGAATAACACCTTCATGAATGTGGATGAATTCGCAGATATGCACACCGTGGACGGAAAAGAAATCCCAGTTCTCGTAGATGACAATGAGATCATCGAAAGAGAAAAGAAGATGAAATCCAACATGGACGGTGTGTATGTGAAGCAGAAACTAATCTATGTCAAGGCGGATGACTTCGGACCACTGCCTGCCATCGGTCGGCAGATTGTCTTTGATGGAAAGAGGTACATGGTAACCGATTCCACAGACGAGGGCGGAGTATACACAATAACCATGGAGGCTAACAGGACGAAATAATGGGATTGCAGAGCGGAATGATAGAGTTTAAAGTCGACCAGACTCAACTCCAGAGGATAGAACTGAAACTGAAGGACATGAAAGCGAAAGCACCGCAGGCATTGAAGAATGCCGTGAATGCTACCGCCAGGGATGCCAAAAAGGATCTGGCTGACAAAGCCAAGGAAACCTATGCGGTAAAGAGTCCAAGGTTTAAGAAAGCTATCGCCCAGAAGAACGCAACGGCATCCAATCCGACAGCCACTCTGAAAATTACAGGGGCAGTGAATGAGTTGGCGGACTTCAAGTACAAAGACAATACTTCAACAGATGCGGCCAGAGGTAAGGTACTGAAAGCAAGTGGACTGAAAAGTCTGCAAAAGGGTAACCTCAAGGCTTTTATTACCAAATTCGGAAGTGGTCATGTTTCTGTAGTTCAGAGAAAAGGAACATCAAGGCTGCCACTTAAGAAATTACTCAGTCCGTCCATTCCTACCATGGTAGGAAACGAAGCCAAGGTATATGGCATCGTAAAGCCTAACATAGAAAAGAACCTGCAGAAGAACATCCAGAAGCAGATCGACAAAATACTGGGAGGCAAGTAAATGACGGCGCAGATTTTACAGGAAGAACTTGTAAAGGAAATAGGGGTTATTTTTAGGGATGACCTCTTCAAGGATTCCGCAGGGGAGTACATAAAGATGAATGTCTATGAGCAGAACCTCCCCATCAGACAGGACGAAGATGCATCGGACCCGATTCCGTATGTGATCGTCCGAGTGGAAACAGGGCAAGCCAAGGGCGGTGTAGAACCGCAGGAAGTGTTCGTCACACTGCTGATCGGATATTTTGACGATGACGCAGCAAACAACGGACACAAGGGTGTCCTTGGAATCATCCAGAAGATACAGGAACGGTTCATGAAAGAACCAATGCTCGCAAAGCAATTCTATTTTATGAATGATGAGCAGCACCCATTCGACTGGGCACTGCAGGACGAAGAATCATTCCCTTACTTCTTCGGAGCAGCGAGCATGACATTTGCAACAGCAGCAATAAGGAAGGAGGATAGATTCGCATGAGCGAAGCAAAGACAAAAGCAGTGCAGGCGGAAGCCAAGCAGGAAGCAAAGACGGTAGCCAAGACACAGGAAACGATGGTGTATGCCGGCCCGACAATTCTGGGAGTGGCAACACACAATCAGTTCTTCAACAACGGACTGCCGGACGG